AAGCTTCATAAAGAAATGATTTGGTAACACGAACACCTGGTTTAGGTGGTTGTGTTTGTTTCTTTGGTTTAACTTCTATAATTTGTTTCTTTACCTTACCAGATGAATCACGAAACTCAATCAGATAGTCTGGATAATATCTATGTAACCTATTATCTACTGGTGAGATATAGGGGATACTAAACTCTTCTGAAGCCCACCTAAGTATGTTGGGATTGGTATCACACCACTTACAAAACACCCTTTCCCATGAGGAACGACAGATGATGTTATTGGGATTGCCTTGATACTTCTCAGGGTGAGAAGGTTTATACTTTGACTTTACAAATTGTCCCAAAACTCATATACATAGTAATAGTAATCAAGTATATTTATAGATGGCTATCGGACCCATCAAAACATCAGAACTGAAGAGTCGTATACTTCAGTTAGCACAGACATCCGTATACCAGATTAAACTGTCACCACCACCATCTGTCCTAGCTCACCTTAGACAGAATGGATTTGACTATGCGGCTGATGGTGAAAATGTAGAACTGCTATGTAATAGTGCTGTGTTGCCGGGTAGTAGTCTCAAAACTCATGATATTATTGGTGATTTCCAAGGTGTCAGTGAGAAGATGGCATATCAAAGAATGTATGATGAGACTGTTGATCTAACATTCTATGTTGACCATGATTATAAGGTAATCAATTTGTTTGATGGTTGGTTAGATTATATTTCTGGACAAGGGAGTGGTCAGAGGTTGTCTAGAACTAATGCATTATCTTATGCAGCAAACTATAGGATGAACTATCCAAATAGTTATAAGACTAATATGCATATTGTAAAGTTTGAGAAAGATGTTTCTCCTTCTCGGAGTATCTTTAATGATGATGAAACATTTCAACTGACATATACTCTGGTTCAAGCTTTTCCTAAAGCTGTAATCAGCACTCCTATTTCTTATGAGGGAAGTCAGATTCTTAAGTATTCAGTATCAATGAGTATACAGAGATATGTTAGGTATGTTGATAGAATTGGGTCTACAGGCCAAGTTCCATTAAGAACAACCCCAACAACCCCAACAACCCCATCATCAACAACTAGGGGTGGTAATAATAGACCTACGAATGAACCTGTATTGGAAACAACTCTAGGAAGAAGTGGTAATACTTCAGGAAGATTTGGATCTACTAATGGTCCTGGATCAATTGCTGGAGAGAGAAGTTCTGTTACTGGACAATTGGTTGATGGTAGAAGTGATGGACCACTATTACTTCCCGATGGAAGTCCTGCTTATGATGCAAATGGAAACCTACGATCCATGTTTTAATTCTTAAACACTCACTAAATAATCATACTGAAAAACATTATAGCATATTATGCCTTTACCAAAAATTGCAACACCCACATATGAATTGGTGTTACCTTCTACAAAACAAACTATTAAGTATCGACCTTTCTTGGTAAAGGAAGAGAAACTTCTAGTTCTTGCTTTGGAGAGTGAAGATAACAAACAGATCACAAATGCAGTTAAAGCTGTAATTAAGAGCTGTGTTACTAGTAGGGGTGTCAAAGTAGAACAACTACCTACATTTGATATCGAGTATTTGTTCCTCAACATTCGTGGTAAGTCTGTTGGTGAAGAAGTAGAAGTCAACATCACTGCCCCTGATGATGGTGAGACACAAATTCCTATCACTATTTCTCTTGATGAGATTGAAGTTGTAGAGAATGAAGATCATAACAAACAAATCAAACTCGATGATGAGTTGATGATGGAGATGAAGTATCCTTCATTGGATCAGTTCATTAAGAACAACTTCTCTATGTCAGATGATATGAATATTGAGAAATCATTTGAACTTGTTGCATCATGTATCGATAAAATCTATAACGAAGAAGAAGTATGGTCTACTTCTGATGTGAGTAAGAAGGAAGTTCTTGAATTCCTTGAGGGTATGAACTCACTTCAATTCAAACAGATTGAGAAGTTCTTTGAGACAATGCCTAAACTTTCACATACAGTTGAGGTAGTCAATCCTAAAACTAAAGAGAAAAGCACTATTGTACTGGAGGGTCTCTCAAGTTTTTTCGCATAGCCATGATCCACATGGATCTTGAGGGATACTTTAAACTCAATTTCGCGTTGATGCAGTACCATAAATATTCATTAACAGAGATTGAAAATATGATGCCTTGGGAGCGTGATGTTTATGTCGCACTTCTCCAACAACACCTTGAGGAAGAAGAAGAAAAGGCTAAACAGAGGAGTTAATGGCTTTAGCAATCTACGAAGGAACTAAAAAGGATCAACTTGTCGATGAAATTGTCGATGAGGAAATTCTTCGCCTTCTTGGATTGGAGGATGTAAGTGACTTAGATTATGATGAGTATAAAACTCTCCTTAGAGAGTCAATAGTAAAGGGTTCTTTTGGTGATAAAAAATTACCTGATGAGAAGTTAGCTATTCTTGCAAATGAAAGAAAGAGAGTTAGAGATAAAACTGGCAAACTTAAAGTAAAAAATAATAAGATTAATTTTAATTCTGTAGTAGGTAAGGCAACAAAAAAATCAAGACCAACATCTAGACCTACCAAGAGATTGATGGGTAGTAGTGTAGAACCTGAAGGAGTAGTTCAAGTTCAGAGTGATGGTGGTTCACAGGGTGTGATGGAGTTTCTCAGTGCAGTTGTTGTCCCTAGGATCTCAAAGATTGAGAATAGTCTTGAGAATATTCTTGGCAGTTTAATTACTCAACAAAAACTACAAAAAGATATTTCTGACAAAGAAAGAATCGATGGTGAGAAAGAAAAGAAGAAACAGAGAGAGAATAAGAGTGAAAATATAGGTGCAGGTATTGGTAAAAAACTTGGTGCTGGTGCAAAGAAACTTGCATCACCAATAGGTGACATCTTTGAAACTATTAAGAACTTCTTTATGGGACTACTGGGAGGTATTTTAGCTCTTGGTTTGATTGATCTGTTCAGGGATCCTAAAAAGTTCTTCATAAAACTTGTTAATGATAACGCTGATTTCTTCAATGGAATACTACAATCAATACATGATGCTATAATTAAACCTATCAATAGTTTTATTGATATTATGAATGACTCTATATTTGATGGGTTTGTAAGTAATCTAAACAAAGCTCTAAATTTTATAGATTTTCTAGATGTTATTCCTGAAATACCATCTTTTAACATTCCAAACATACCACTTCTACAGATAGAAAAAATACAAGTACCAGAAGCAGAACCAGAACCAATGAAGGCTGCTGGTATGGATGGTGGTGGTAGGGTCACTACAGATACGGGAAGTAAGATTAGTAGTATGGGTTCTGATACTCAACTAGTTGCACTTACTCCTGGTGAAGTTGTGATGAGTAAGAAAGCTGTAGATGCATATGGTGCTGATACTTTATTGGGTATGAATGCATCTGCGGGTGGAACTAATAGACCCAAGATGGGAATGGTTCCTGGATATCAAAATGGTGGAATGGTAGGAGCATCTGATATTGTTTCTAGTATGGGATTTTCTGATTCAGATTTTGGTGTATTCAAGAATGTTGTCGCCTCTATTGAGTCTAGTGGACAACCTAATAATGGATATGGCGCTAAAGGTGGATCTGGTAATCACTATGATGGGAAGTATCAGTTAGGAGCTGATGCTAAAACTGATGGTGCTAGATATGCTGGTCTTAGTGACCCTGGTCATTCACCCTCAGAGAGAGAAAAATTTAGAAAAGACCCACAACTTCAAGAGACTCTGTTTGCTGGATTTACAAAGGCAAATCATACCTATCTGATGCGTATTCCTGAGTATAAGAAAGCAAACTCTCAGAGAAAACTACAGATACTTGGTTATGCGCACAATCAAGGTATGGATGGTGCTGCAAAGTGGATGAAGACTGGTGTGGTTGGTGATGATGGATTTGGAACTAAAGGGACTAAGTATACTGATTCTATTAGAGAAGCATTTAAGAGTGGTTCAAGTCCACAAATGCCTTCACCTCAATCTACACCAGCATCAATACAATCTTCTACTCAGAGACCTATGATAGGTGCACCAGGTGGAGGAAGTGGTGGTTCCTCTGTGGTTGTTGCTGGTGGAGGAGGAGCTCAACAACAAGCCCCATCATCCGCTAGTGGTGGTGCTCAAAGTTCATCACCAATGTTCTCACCCATAGACCAGAACAATCCTGATTTGTTAGTCATTAAATCAATCTATAGTATAGTATAATGGCA